GTTTCATTTTTAATTTTTACAAAATTATGTACGTTATAATCGTTTAACCAATTACTACCATCGTATATGAGTATATTATCTTCAACCAAACCCGTCACGTTTACATTCGATAATTGATTTAACTTAACTTTGACGTTAGACGTAAGATCGGTCGTAAACGCCGTGTGTGCGTTCGTAAACTGAACCGTATTTGATGTCGTATTACCCGCATCCGTAACTTGTTGAAGAGTGACGTTCGAGAGAATACCACCGTTACCTTTAAAGAACCCGGACGTTGTTTCTATATTATTTGTTACGTATACATTATCTGCAATGACATTACCATAAAGTGTAATTACATTTGCATTATTACCAACAACATTACCGTTTAGTGTAATGGCTGTTAATTCACCCGATGTAAGTGTTATGTTGTTTTGTGCTATTACGTTACCATAGACGTGTAAATCTATAACATTTGCATAATCGGGTGTGATTTCGGTATCTAAAGAACTGTTTAGTGTGTAGCCGATCATCATTTCTTTTTCTTCACCTCTAAAAGTTACCGTTGGACTTGCATTACTACCGGGTTGTTTCATGATAATACCAATATCTGTCGATGTTTCAGTGTTATTGTTTGCGAGACTTATAACGGCATCTCCGAAAGTTGTATTTATTGTATCAATTGTTGTTGTTGTACCTTCGACGAGGAGGTTACCTTTTACATGTGCATCTTTTTGTACGGTAATATAGTCTGTTTTTGTATAATTCGATACGTTTACGTTCCCCGTAACTTCAATGGCATTGGTTCCTAGTGTATCTATAATAACATTCGAACCAACCAAAGCTTTTCTCGAAGTAAACGTGTTCCCCGTAACTTCGATAACATTTGATCCTAAAGTATCTATAGTAACATTCGAACCAACGAGGACTTTTCTCGAGGTAAACGTGTTCCCCGTAACTTCGACGACGTTAGATCCTAGTGTATCCATAACAAGGTTCGACCCAATTAAAGCTTTTCTCGAAGTAAACGTATTTCCCGTAACTTCAATGACGTTTGACCCTAACGTATCTATAGTAACATTCGACCCAACCAAGGCTTTTCTCGAGGTAAATGTATTCCCCGTAACTTCGACGACATTAGACCCTAGTGTATCCATAACAAGATTCGACCCAACTAAAGCTTTTCTCGAGGTAAACGTGTTCCCCGTAACTTCAACGACGTTGGATCCTAACGTATCTATAGTAACATTTGACCCAACTAAAGCTTTTCTCGAGGTAAACGTGTTCCCCGTAACTTCAACGACGTTGGATCCTAACGTATCTATAGTAACATTTGACCCAATTAATGCTTTTCTCGATGTAAATGTATTACCGGTCACAACTAATATATTTGAACCTTTATCGTCTACGAATAAGTTCGAACCAACATCTAACGTGTGTATACCATGTGTATTCTGTATACCAACATTACCGTTCGTGATCAAAGCTGGACCATTTGCATAGTTAAACTGAACTGTTCTAGAAGCGGTTGTATTACCTTGTAAAACGATATTGTTTAAATTCAAGTTTGAAAGAAAATAACTATCACCATGGTAAAATGCCGCACTTACGTTACCCGCGGTACTAAACGCGTTTATGGATGCAGTTGGGTGTTGTAAAAACGTATTCGAACCTAAACTTAACCCCGTTATAGTTGGATTATTGTTAGATAAACCAATATGGTCTACAGTTATTGAATCTGTATTTATTCTACCCGAAACTTGAATGTTATTATCTGCATTAGAATCTATTAAAATAGAAGGACCCACGCGTACTTCACCTCCTTCAGTTACGTGAAATTGTGAACCTACATCGAGTGCGTGTGTAGGACTTGTATTCTGTATACCGACATTACCAGTTGTTACAAACGAAGTCGTATCATTTATAAAACGAACCGTATTTGATGTAACGTTATCATTATTCGTTACAAATTCTAAGTTCATGGAAAAAATGTCATCTGAAGTTACATTTGAATCTAAAACTTCTTTTGTGGTTCGGTTATACGTTAAAATCTTAACATCGGGGTCTCTTATATCTTCCGAACGTAAAGGTGTCATGTAAATACTCCCTGGAACCGATGTATCTATAGCTGCATTTGAAGCATTGAATACGATCGTGTTTTCACCCTGGTCGTCCGTAGCGTATTTACCAAACCGGATTTTGGTAGACCGCTCGATGGTCGGTATGTTTTTAACCATTTAATATAGGTACGTATTTTAATTTGCGTAGATAAGACCAGCCATACCATTTTCAATACGAAGTATATTGTAGTTGACTGCGTATATAGGATCACTAATTATCATGGTTTGACTGACTACCTTTGCAGAATCTAATCGACTAAAATTGAGTGTTCCTGTCGGCTGGAGCGAACTCGTAGATAAGCAAAAACAATATAAGAAAAAATCGGGTGACGTAACAAAGTTTGTGTGGTAATAGTTCATAACGTCTATGAAGTGTGGTTTCGCCCACTTGAAATTACCTATATCTAAACCGTTTATTTCAATTTTAATTTTATTAGTGGTTGATGTTAATGCTCCTTCTGTGGTTGTATCTGAGGATGCGAGATACTTGACTGGGTGATTAAACGTCAATTCTTGAGAAAGTTCATTTGATGGAATACTTTTTTGAACTTGTGTAATAATTAAATTATGGTTACGCGAAACAAGGTTACCACGTTCTTCGTTATCGAGGTAATAATAGTTTGAATAACACTCGAAATTATAGTTACCTGCATTTGGTCCCCAATGTATACGTAATTCGACGTTATGGTAATGTAAAGCGACTATGGGTAAAGCACACTGTGCACCCTCACAAAAGAAGAATCTAAATGGATAGAAATAGGAACGTGCACTTATACCTGGGTGTGTACCATTTGCACTTTTTGAAACGTTTGTTGCAAACGTATCGATTGCTATTTTTTCAGTGAAAATGGCATCTTGTGTATCAATAACCTGACCACCAATGAGAAGTTCAACTTTGTCTATAAGCGTGTCCCACCTTTGAATATCGAGTGCCTGTGTATTATTATCAATTGTTAGGTATGTATACCCTAACATATCACCTGTTCGATCAAAACGAATAGATGACATAGAATTCGCTTTCACATCTCCCTGAATAGTTTGTTTTTCAACGGATTGTGAAAAGTTAGAATGTCGTTTAAACGTTGACGTAAAAAAAGATATTTCTGGTTCGCCCATAATGTATTCGTCTTGAGCACCAATTGCTATAAGTTGAACAATACCAGATGACATTTATAATAAGAAAAGGTTAAAAATATGCGTTATTTACTACCCCCCTGGAATGGTAAATTTTTTTGTTTACATATAAATCTAAAAATAAAAAAGTTATCGTCGGTACCCGATATAGTAATACCGTCTTGATTTAATAAACTAATTGTTAATCTATCTATTTTTCGTATAGGTGTCGAATATTGTTGTACGACTGGGTAATTGTCTTTGAAAATGATCTCCGAAGCTGCACCATTTCCACTAATCAAACTCCCAAACGAATTATTTACTTTTGATAAAGATGGTTGACCTTCGTACCCATAAATATTTGATGTTCGTTGTGTATAATTTGTATTGAGTTCGTTTATAGATATGTAACATACATTTGAACCCGTTGTTGTAATTTGTGCAGCGTTAAGTCTTACCTGAACGACATTTTCGAGTGTTTGCTGAAGATGTACAGTAAATGTATTTTTACTTGCTTGACCTATAGTGTCAACGGTAATCGTATGATACTCATATTCGAAATCGGGTAAAGTGGATTGACTCGTCACTAAAGCCATTTATATATACTGGAGATTTTACTTCATCTTATAGCTCGCTTGTTCGCGAACAAGTTTTTGTCCGTCACAAACACCACCTTTACTGTCGGAGTAGTAGGCATTACCCAAACATTCTTCGGTCGATGGGATATCGAAGAGCGAACCCGTATTGACAGTTTCGATTTCGACCTCTTTACCCTGGTACCCACTGGTACGGAACATTGCGAGAACACACAATATTGCGATGATGATGACGATAGCTTTGATCGTGTTTCTGTTGGTGGCGTTAAGTTTCATTTATATTGAAACAACATTTTTTATAAAGTGCGTTAAAGAGAATAGAATAGTTTCAATATAAAGAGTAATAGTAATGGACGGTGAAATTATTCTTGATCGTAAAAATACGAATGTCATGAAACTTGATGATAACGAACAGGCTTTGATGAACGAAATTGAAATTGATATTCCTCGACGTCAGCCTGTAAAAAAACAAATTTCACAAATGAAAACACAATTTACAGCACCACAACCACAAATTTTCCAGGAAGATATTGATTCGTTTGCGAACCCAAATAAACAAGCACAACCATCTGTACCTCCACCAGAAGCACCTCTTGATTATCACGAATACGACGACGAACCCGAAATGGAGTATGGTGGAGGTGGTGGATATATGATGGAAGAAGAGGAAGAAAAACCATCACCCGGTTTTAAGACAATAGATGAAGAGAAAGCGGATCTTGTTAATAAACTTGGACGTTTGGAAAAAAAGGGGTTTACTGTGAACAAGCGTTTGAATGCCTATTCCCCTATAGACGAACTTAGAAACGAAGTAAAACGAATAACGTATAGTATAGATGTAGACAAATCGGTTAAATTTGCAAGACGTATGCTTATCGCGTGTACGACAGGCCTTGAGTTTATGAATAAGAAGTATAACCCATTCGAAATTCAACTCGAAGGGTGGTCTGAAAACGTTATGGAAAATGTCGATGATTATGATGAAGTTTTTGAGGAGTTATACGTGAAATATAGAACTAAAATGCACGTCGCTCCAGAAATCAAATTGATTATGATGCTTGGAGGCTCAGCTATGATGTTCCATTTGACGAATAGTATGTTCAAATCGGTCATGCCAAACATGAATGATGTGATTAAACAAAATCCAGGACTGGTTCAAAATATGATGTCCGCGGTTCAAAACACGGTTCCAAAATCGCAACAACAGGGTACACCCGAAAACGGTGAGCGACATGAAATGCAAGGACCTGGGTTCGACATTTCAAGTCTCATGGGTAACATTATGATGCCACCAACACCACCCATGAACACGACGAATATTAAACCACGGGAACAAATTATCGTAGACGATGATGACGACGACGATATTTCGGATATTGCTGAGGCACCAACACCAGGTGACGTTGAAGGGGGTGACGGAGAATTGCGTGAAGTTAAAGTTACCCAGACCAAGACTAAACGTGGTCGAAAGAAAAAATCGGTCGAAATTAATTTGTAAAATATAGTATATGATAGGGTATTGTCCATTAGACGAAGATCCTATCGAAAGGCCGAGACCTTCACGAGAAGTATCAGTCCCAGTCCAGGAGAAACGTAAAAATTCTACTGGTAGAGGAGAAGATACGGAGTGTAATTACGTTGTTTTGTTCTTTATTGCGGGTGTTATCGCCTTAGCAATCATGGACACGCTCCCATCACGAAAGTAAGTAAACAAAACTTTCTACCATTGTGACTTTTTCCAGAATGGTAAAAAAAAATTAGTTGTTTTCGAGCGCTGTAACGCGTGCTATTAGATCCGCTACCTTTGCTTTTTCAGCTTGTAATTGTCGATCGACCTCTTGTAAAGCCGCAGTGGAAACCGCCCATATAGCATCTTTATTTAAATTGTTAAAATCCTGAATATGTTCACCATGTATATACGCACCAGTAACGTTAGTAAACTTATCACTATTTTGTATTGTTATAACATTACTTCCCGAAAATGAGAGTACAGGTACGGTGAGGTATTGATCATTATCAGTCGTGATATTTATATTTGACGTATTCGATAAAGTTAAACCTTCAACCGTCGTATCTAAACGAAGTTCGAGTACATTACTATCACTCGTAACACTTACGTTTGAGTTCGTAAGTATATTTGGAATATCACCTTCGCTTACCGTAACCGCGTACGGTAAAACGTTTGCAACTTCTTGGGCGATGAAACCATATACGTTACTTGTCCCCTTTTGTTTTTCATCAATATAATTGTATATTTTGGGTTCGAGAAGACGGATTTTGTCGAGTGCAGAACTATCGTTTATATCGACCACATTCTTTTTTATTCGACTATCAGAATACAAATTAATCTCTGAGCATGCAATTCTATGAGTTGTATGTATAGAATAAAATTGACCGGAATACTCCGTACTACCGATTGTGTCTATTGACCCCGAAGAGTTTAAAAGTGCATATGCACCTATATGTGTAGGATTACCCGCTCCTGACACGGCAAGTTTTGCTTGCGTTGGACTAATTGTACCAATACCAACATTACCACTTATACCATCTATCATCATTCTCGAGTTAGACTTACTCGCCCTATACGCACTACCATTATCTTGCGATGTTTCTACACAAAAGTGTAAATTTGCGCGACTCCAACCAACTGCGTCTGCTATTATAGCACACTTGGGTTGGGCAGTTGTACTATTAACATATGGTGTACCTAAAAATAAAGCTGCCCGATTTCCTCCATCATCTCCATCATCACTGTACGCTTGTATGTATACATTAGATTCTCCAGATGATCCTTCTCTTCTTACATGTAGTCGTGCCTTTGGTGAATTTGTTCCAATACCAACATTACCGGCTTCTAGCGTAAGGTTATGTGTAATACCGCCATTAACATCAAGGTAGTTAGCTTGTGTACTATCACACACGTAAAAATCAATCGCGTTTTGCGAAACATTAGAACTATGCCTCGTTTGTATGAAATGTTGATACGTGTTTGTTCCATTCCAACCAAATGCTATTTGTGGTGCATAGTACGCACCAGAATTAGTATCACCGTTTCGAATCAGTATACCACCATTTGAAGAGTTGATTGTTCCAGCCACGTCTAAATACCTTGTTGCATATGTTGTATTAATAGCGACCCTTTTGGTTGTTCCCGAACTTGGGTAATGTATTCCCTCACTTCCTTCTACGAAACTACTAAACGTTTGTGCGACTCCATTAATTCTTAAATCGCCTGTTAAGTTTATATCACCCGTAACGTCTATTTCATAAGTAGGTGATAGCGTCCCTACACCCAATTTATTTTGTATGAGTGCATCACCACCGACAGATAAACACTCAGTTGGTGGACCTTTATTGTAAAAATCAGAACTTGTGTTATCCCAAGAATCATATTCGTGATTTTTATTTAAAACTACAAAATCACCTATTAAAACATTGGAACACGGGTTTATAGATGATATATTAGAGTTATAAAAACTTGGTAACTGTCCAAAGTATATATTACTCGTTGATGGAGCAGCCATTGTTACATTGGAAACCCAACTAATATTAGATGGATTCACACTGGTACCATTTATAGAAATAGTATAATCTGAAGCTTCAATAGTTATAACCGGTTGTGCGTCTGGTGCAGTTCTTAGAGGTTTTCTACCACTCATAACCTTTTAATATAAATAATATTAATAAATTGGCGCCGTGTTGCGGTTAACCGGTGCGGATTGTAAAAAGTTGCTCCAAGGCGTGCTGACGAACGACGTGGACGCGCTGCTTTTAAATAACGACAGGTGGTGTAGAAATTGTTACTATATCCTCCCTTTGTATATATACATGATTCCAAATATTAGGTGTAAAAAGGGTCTGGTATTCTAATCTATAATAATCGCTATTAATATGTCGTATTCTTAAACCGCAATCTATTTCTGTCCTGTAAAATATTTCACACGCTATTATATGTTCTTCAATTCCAGGAGTAGTTGTATTACCTATATAAAATATAAGATTACTTGTATAATTACTATGAGTATCATCTAACATAAACCAAAATGAAATTGCGTTATCTATACCAAGTTCGCTGTTTATAACACCCCAAATGTAACCTGTATCAAGACCATTATTTTGTATAAGTACACCCTTTTTATTACTATCATAAGAACACAAATCATATAGTAAATTTGACTTAAGTGTATCTCTTGGTCCTGAATCCTGTAAATAATCACCATTTAAACAATCTGAATTCCTTGTATCGTAATATGCAAGTGTCTGTTTACCTATAGTGACATTTGATCTCAATGGATAATTAACATCCAATTTATTTCTTATTTTTGTCGAACCATTTACATCGAGACGCGCTTTAATATTTTCTTTAAATGGACCAAACCCATCGCGTATTAATAAAGATTCTGGTTGTATTTCGGGTAAATTTATACCAATTTTTCCAAATGTATCGAGTACAAATTTTGGGTGAGTATTTGATGTATTCGTATCATCTGAATATGTCGTATCTAAAACCACAGATCTACTTTGTAAACGTATTCTATCTGGTTCTCTCCCCCATGCATCTATTTTATCTGGGTATTCACCACCTTTGTGTATGAGTAATTCACTCGATGTATATGTATTAGAATTATTATATTCAATTGATTGTGCGTTATCATCTTTATAGTTCCAATTTCTTATTAATGCATTAGATGAAGTATCACTACCAGGTGTATCTGAAAATAAAACCTGACCTGCATAATTTGGAAATGTTGTTTGTACACCACCCCCAACTATAAAATCCTTCGCTGATATATTTCCACCTATAGTCGTATTACCTACAATTTTTACAGTAGATGACAATTTTATAAATTCAAAACCATTACCATGTATTGTACCTGTTTGATCCATTATAGATGAATTTAGTATAAAAAGACCATCTCTTGCCATAGAACTCATAAACCCATAATTATTATACGTAACGTCATAGGGATTATACGGTGCCCAAAATGACCCATTAAAATCATAAATCTGATATACCTTTTCGTTTTGTGGAGGAAATGGTGTAGATGTAGAGGAGGCGTCATATTTTGTATAAAAATATCCGCTTCCTAGTGAAAGACGTTTACCATTATATGATAATGCAATAGATATACCCGCACCGATTATAGAAGTCGTTAGTTTACCAAGTAAAGTCCAATTATTATATTGTGTATTATATTCAAAAGCTTTGAATCCATTTTCGCCGGGTACACCAATTGCTATTATGGTACCATTTGAATTTATAGAAGTTGAATAACCAAATGTAGAATATAAAACTTCGCGATTACGATCTATATCACCTATTAATAATGTTTGATCTCCCAATGCGGAAGCAGAATTCCATGTATTAGTAGTATGTACAACCCTTGCAAACCCAGATTGATAGTTCCAATACCCACCCTGATCAGTTATATCGTCTACAGCACTGACGTTTGAAATTGAATAATTATCACCGTAACCTACATACACGTTTGATTGTGTACCCGGTGCACCAGCTATAAATGTATTTCCATCACTTGATATAGAAACAGAAAATCCATATTGATTATATTGTGATTGCAAGGCCACTGGTGAAAAACGAAGGCCGTCACTCGTGATTACATTAGCATAATTACTTACGTTAGTAGGATTATTATCTGTATATAGGAGTGTTGAATTGTTATAAACATATACCTTGTTTTCTAAAGGAGATCCTACACAAATTATATTTGGATTTTCATCTGCTACTGAAATAGATAAACCAAATCCAAGTGTATTTTTTTGTATGGTGTCTGTTAAAGTATATGGTCCGTAGTATGATGTTTTTTTGTATATATAAATATTACTTGTAACTGGTGTATAGTTTACATTTGAATGTGCAGCTATAACAATAGTGTCACCGTTTAAATCCATATCAACACGTGCACCAAACCCACTCCCTAGATAAGGACCTTCTATTGTTGATAAATGAGTTACGGTTGTAGTATTTGCATAATATACAAAAACATTACCCTTATTTTGTGATTGATTTGACCATCCTGGTGCACCTACAATAAAAAAATCACCTGTATTATTAACTGCTGATGACATACCAAAATCATCATCTGGACGTCCGGGTGATGTAGTTGCACTATTGTTTAGTAATTGGGTAATCGTCGCCATATACTTTTTATATTAAATATATATTAATAATTTACCTATAAAACCTATTTGTATAAGATACTGGACCACCATCAGATGTAATTATAACATCTGTATCTGATTCGGTTTTTATAGTTTTTAAATTAAGTATTTTACTACCATCTCCTAAAAGATAACCCGTTGAGAAAACATTACCATTAACTCTAAAAACATCATAGTTTCCTGTATCGTTTACTATAACATTAGATCCTAAGTGAACTGTGTGGTTGGTTGTTGAATTAGAAATGCTAACATTACCACTATTATAGTATATGTCTGAACCCAAGGTTGTCCAAACACTACTACCTCCACTAGAAGCTGCTACCCACTCTATATCAGATTCATCACTTTTTACGGTTAATACATAATTTGCAATACCTTTAGGTAATTTCTTGAGGTTAGAACCCGAACCCGTACCAACAAGTAAATCACCTTGATTATACGTTGTAAATCCCGTACCGCCATATGTATTGGATAATGTACCACTGTTAATGTTACTCGCATTTAGACTCGTCAAACTTGATCCTGAACCACTGAACGTACCTGCAGTTACTGTTCCAGAAAGGGCTGGATTTGTATTCAAAACAACACTCCCAGTACCTGTACTCGAAGTAACACCAGTCCCACCTCTAGTAACTGCTAAAGTTCCTAGACTTATGTTACTCGCATTGGAATTCGTTATTCCGGAACCATCACCGCGAATGTTTATTGCGTTTACATTTGATACGAATATATCACCACTTGAGTCTCTTGCAACTATATAATCGGCTGTATTTGTATTAGAAGCTTGAACACTCCATGTTGTCGATGTAATACCATTATATGCTCCACCAAGTATATACGAACCATTAGAGAGTTCTGCGACTTCGGTCCCTAAATCACTCGAAGATTTCCATTCTGGCAAACCTGATGTAGAATTAGAAGTTAAAACATATCCACCCTGACCTAAACCGAGATTAGATAAAGTATTGGTACCTGATGCTATTAGTATATCACCTGTAGTGTACGTAGTAACACCCGTCCCACCTCTATCAACTGGTAAATTACCAGTTGAAATGTTACTCGCATTTAGACTCGTCAAACTTGATCCTGAACCACTGAACGTATCGGCAGTTACTGTTCCAGAAAGGGTTGGATTCGTG